GGGCTGTCAATGCACGACCAACGCCTCGTCCACCAGCTGTCAGCCATCCGCGTCTGACTTTCGTAAAACGTACCGCTGGAGCGCGTAGGGTTAGACAGCAAGATCGTCGTCGCAGCGTGGCCAGACATCGAACCAGCAGCAGCCTCAAACACCTTCTCAGGCACACCAGACGCCTCATCCACAACCAGAAGCACGTTCTCCGAGTGAACCCCAGCCAACGCCTCCGGCGTTTCCGCCCGGCTAGTGCGAGCCGAAATAAACGCCTCACTCGGGGCAGCATTCAACTCAACGCGATCAGATTTAACCGTAAGCAAAATTTTCAACTGCGGGGGCAACTCGTTAATCCAACGCTTCAACTCAGCAAACAAAGCATCAAACAACTGACCACTGGTCGGCGCAGTCACAACAACCTTATTCGGAAAGCGCAGCAGAACAAACCAAAGCATAATCCAACTAGCCGACGTGGACTTCCCCGTGCCGTGACCACTGCGGATGCTAACCTTGCGCTCACCGTCAGCAACGGCGCGCAGAAACTCAGCCTGATAGTCATGCGGCGTTGCCCCAAGCACTTCCGTCACAAATAACGCCGGGTCATCACGGTAACGCAGCACAAACTCTTCTAGCGGGTTGTCTTCACTCATCCGTGACATCCTCATAGTCAACATCAATAGCCGACGCCTCGCGCTGGCGATCCTCAGCATCAATCTGCGCCAAGTCAGCATTGACCTTCCTCAGCGCGTCCAAGTGCATGTCACTCACACTAATCGTAACATTGGTCTGAGGCCGATTGCCGTAGCGCTCTTGATTATACGAGCCAGCCATAAACTTGCGCCACTGCACCTTCTCGCGCGTTGCCGCAATCTCAGACGTGGTGCTGCCGCCGTCCAGCGCGTCAACCATCTCCAAACCCTGCTCGACCAACGCATCAGCGGCCGTCAGCTTCGCGTTCTCCATCGCCGCCTTGTACTCCGGCACAGTGTGCAAGCTGTTGCGCAAATACTCTCGACTGCACTCAAACTCTTTCGCCATCGCCGTCACCGTGGTGCCAGATGATAGCCGATCAAATATATACTCAGCGCCGCCATTCTTGGCGACCTCAGCTAAAATGCGTTTGCGTAAAGCCTTCCCGGCCATCGTGATAACTCCCGTTTTTTCAAATTTTACTCTGAGTGAGCATCGGTTGGCAAGGGGGTGCCGGGGGGGGCAAGCGTGTGTGCGGGAAACTACACACGCACACCCCCGCTGGATTTCCGACCGGGGGGGGGTGTTTTGACCGCATTTTGCCAGCCAAGACGCATAATCCGCATTATGTTAAATTTAATGTGCAATGATTACAGTGAGTTGACTTTTGTGAGGTATCATTGCACCTCATTTCGCCACATTGTTGCCACATTCTAGCTTGTAATTGAACAAGCGTTCAGTTAAGCGAGCGCACCCAGCGCGGCGTTGCCAACCAGTGTCGCAGGTAACTCCAGCACCATCTCACACGCGCTCACAACCCCTCTCAGTGTATGGTATCGCTCATCCCAGCCATCAGCTCACTAGCGTCGCCAAGCTCAACCAGAGCCTCCACCATTGCTTGCACGATGCGCTGCATGTCGGCCCCATGATTTAGCCGCTCTTCAACGTACTCGGCCAGCCATGTAAGCTCTGCCTCCGCAGCGTCATCGTCTTCGCAGGCTATGTCGAGGCTCATTCTAATTCGGTGAGACATGCCGCCACCCTTCTGCGTAAAAAGACCCCCGACGGACAAACTGGATGAAAAACCGTCGAGGGTCAGTTGGGCAGCGCGGGAGGATGCGCTGCCTGATGCTTACGTTAAGGCTGCTGCATTGGCACGTCAAGCATGCCCTCATCCAGCTCACAGCCCAGCGCCAAGTATGCAGCGCCATCGCAGCTGCTATCGTGATGCGGGCCATTCCGTAGCCTTGCCAGCTTTAGGAGCGCCATGAGCCTGCACACGTCGCCCGGCGATACCTTTACGCCCAGATATGCTGACCACATATGCGACGTTGCTCCAAAGTTCTCCTGCGGCGTACCGTAGTGCGCTTGGCGCGGCCCGTTAATCAGCCCGATGGCTTCTTCCAGCACCGCTGTGCGTACATTCTTCTGCGTCATCTCACTCTCCTGTTGGTTCAAAGTTAATCTCATCATCAAACGCCCGGACGTCTATAATTCTTGCCCCGGCAAACTCTTTTGTCACAGCCGCCACCATTTCATCTGTGCGCACGCTCATGACCGCGCAGACCTCGCTGATATGATACACGGCCCACGTTGGATACTTGCGTCTGACAGCTGCCAGATCACCGCTGGCGAGGAAGCAATATGTCTTCCCCTTGAACTCGGCTACATGCCCGTCAACCTTTGGCGGCTCATGGCCATCCTGCCTTGCCTTCACGTTCATCACCTTGAGCGCCTTAATCAGGCTTGTAGCCAGCTGTGCGCACAATGTGTAATCGTCTGCGACCATCGCTGCGTCCAGCTCACCCTTCAGCTCACGATACCTCAGCGCGTATGCTGGCGGCACACAATCAACCAACGTATCGCCCCACACCTTGCTGGCCGCTGCTGACGCGAAGGTAAACGGCTCGACCGCTGCTGCTACCTTGTAGTGGATCGGCTTGTCATGGTCAGTATGCTTGCTGTCAAACGTGCCACGATTAGCCATCGCCGCTTTAGCCTTATCCGACTTTGGTTTTGCTTTCTTAACCATTGTGGACCAACTCCCGTAAACCCTGACAACCCTGCCAGCTGACGTTAGGACGCAAAGCTGCGCCTCTGGCCCGACTTCGCGCCAGCGAAGGAAGGCGGGACAGTGGAGCTGCTGGTCGTCTCAAAAAAAGAGAGTGTTCGCTTTGGCGAACTCTTTTTAAGACCTGCGCCTTGACAAAGTGCGTCACTGGAGGTAAATTTTCCGTAGGAAAATTCAGCAAATCCACTGACGCACTATATAAATAAGGGGTTTGCGAGATTTCCGAATCACCCACAAATTGACCGAATTTCAGCAATGCGTCACTGCGCGTCACACATGCGTCACTGAAATTTTCCACTGACGCACTACTCGATAACATCGAAATCGTCCTCCTCGTCATCGTCGGTAAGGAACACTGAGTTTATCAGCATATGGATTTCCATCCACCCCTCAGTCACCTTTTGATAGCTGATCTGAGCCTTTGCTTTGTGTGGCCAGAAGTTCATCTCCGTTGGCCTTCCATTGACTGTGATTGCGCATTGAAGGTGCCACGGCGCTTTTTCGTAGTTTGGCCAGTACAGCGGCGCTTCGCCTCCGCACAGGTCGCCCAAATATGCGGCTATGCTTGTAAACATTTTCACGTTATTAAATTGCTCGTTATCGTCATATCTATAGAAGCAATCGCTCCAATTGCCCGTCCACTCACGTCTCATTGTACTTCGCTCCCTTTTTTAAGTTATCTATCGCCCACAATGGTTGCAGGTTTGTATAATTAAAGCATTTGATCTGCTGTTCTTCGCAGGTTAAATCAAATGTCGCACACGGCTTGATGTGGTCTATGTGCCACTCGCCATAATTATCCCACGTCATGCCTTCAGAGAACTGCGCTTCAAGGTGCTGGCGCAAGTGCGGCACAGAGCAGCCAATATAGTTGAGACAACTTTTGCTTTTGTTGCCGTATCCAGCCTTCAATGCTTTGCGTATGCGGTCAGATACTTTTTGCCTTACCATATAGTGAGTGTCAGACCGCATTCTCTCGTAATGTCTATTTAGTCTGTAATCTTTATATTTATCATTTCGCTTTTTATTAACAGCCTTTTTTTCTTCGTCTGTCATAGCGTGATAACGAGCACTCTTACACTCGTTATATCTTTTTCGATAATCCTGATCGGTATGCCATCTTATCTTTGCCCTTTTCTTTCGACTTGTTAAGCGGGTTTCTGACGTAGTGTCGTGGTTTCTCTGCTTGCAAATGATACTGCAAAACCTTTTGAGCTTCTGCCTGCCATTTGTGATGCTGAAAAAATTGCAGCACTTCTTATGTTCACACACCTTAATCATCAGTTCATCTCCCCAACTCTGCCCGTTGACACGACGCCTTTGCGCTCCCTGCGCTGGCTTGGGCTGTGATAGACAATTTCCTCCAGTAAGCCTTCGTCGTGCCACTGGCGCAGGATTGTCTTTGCCTGCCCTGCTGTCTTTGTGTGGTCTAAGTCTGAGAAGTTATATTGCGTTATAACTGAGCCGACCCAGCGTTGCTTATCCTGCGGCCTGATGGAATACTTCTCGCCGTCCTCTGGGCCTTTGTCGATCAGGTCTAGCATATTGTTGACCACACGGGTTGTCATACCCTCCCACTGGTCTGGCAGCTTAAACTCAACGGCCACGCCACACGAGTCCCCGTTGTCTAGCTTTGTGCTGACCATGCGGCGGTATATTGCCTTGTCAGCTGGCAATGGTGCCGAAAGATTAGCTTTGCCGTCATCCACTCGAAAAACACCCGTCGCGTTGGCTTCTGGCACACCGAGCGCCACGGCGTCCTCAAACTTCACTTTATTGACAACTCTGGCGGCTCTTGCTGCGCCGATAAGTGAACCTGCGCCGCGCACCGAGTCAATGTCGGCGTCCTCACCGTTGCCTTTGCGCACATGGTGAACCACATGCACGGCGCAGCCAGCTTCTCTGGCCAGCTGGCGCAGCATGGCGACAACTTTCTGCACACTCATATTGGAATTCTCATTGACTTCGTGCGTCGAGATAAATGGGTCGATTATCACAAAGCCGATGTTGTTGGCCTTAATTTTGTCTCGCATGTGGCTCAGGAAGGCGTCGTTGGTCTCAATGCCGTCTCTTGTTTCCGCAGCCAGCGTGATGCCGATTGTGTCTTCCGCATCCATGAAGAGTTTGCCTGCGATTTCTGGATGCGTGACGTTGTGTTGCTTCATGGCGGCGGCCAGCCTGATCTGCATTTCGGTCATGTCATCTTCCAAATTTATGATCCAGCAATTGCACGACTCATGCACCTTCTCACCGAGCAGTGGCCGACCAGTCACCACAGCTAACGCTTCTACCATAGTGAGCGAAGTTTTGCCTATGCCCCCGGCAGACGCCGTGACGCTAACAAAGCCTCGAATGTGGTGATGCCCGTAAATCCACTGCCTGCGCGGTAAACTTGTCTCGTCGATAGTTCCGACGGGCGTTGGCCATTCGAGCTTGGGTGCAGGCTCAGGTTGGCTCTCAGGCTCAATCTCTGGGTCAGGTATAGTGTCGAAGTCATCCAGCCCGTCGTCTGGCTCTGGCAACTGCTGATTGACCTCATCAAACTTACTGGGTCGCAGCTCGGCGGCGTAAGTGCGCACGGCGGCTCGCATGTCGTTGTCGTGTTCAAAGTAGCAGTAAAGATCGAAAGCATCACCCCAGCAAAACTCTGCGCTGGTTTGGCCGATGCCTGCCGCTCTGTCTGAGCCTGACAGGCTGACCCAATGCGTGCCAAAATCTTTGGTGGCGTGTGAGCCGGATGTCTGCATAGGTGATCTGTAGCTGTCTGATCGGCCGAGCTTCTCATAACCGTGGCGCAGCATCATATCAGCTATTGTATTACTACGGTTGAACTCGGCAACTGGATCAACGCCGTCAAAATCTTTTTGCTGCTGCTCACGTTTTTGCGCACGCAGCTGGCGCTCTGCTGCCGCACGTTCTGCTGCGATGGCTTCATTCTTGCGGCGGAACTCTAGGTTTGCCCATACCTTGCTTTCGGCTGGGATGAGCAGACCGTCACCTCTGTTACGCAGGCCATGATAGAATAATGGGTTGCCGAGCTGGTCCCTTCTATCATCTGGCACGTTTGGCAGGTAGATCGGCTGACCAGTGCGAGAGAGTGCGGTGTCGCAAGTGATGCCTTCCCGCTGCATTAGGTCAAAGAGTGCGAGCTGTGCGTCAACGTAATCTGCGCCGCTGATCGGCTCTGACAGCGGTATGAGTGCGCGCCACTTGCGGTTGTCTTCGCTGGCCCCGGATGACGAGTAGATGAGTGCGGATGCGTTGCCCGTGACACGCTCAACGGCGGTCTTCACTTCAGTCAGCGATGGATCACCCTCGTCAACGTCAATGGCCAGCATCCAATACTCGCCGCGCTCACGCTGGGCGGCGTGGCTTCTGCCGTCATGCTCGCGATATGTTGACGGGATGAAAAACTTTGCGTCGGCCTTTTCGGTCGCCTGCGGTTCGCTGACCAATTTGGCAATTTCGGCTATTGATATGCCGTCGTATTTCGACCCGGAGTCATTAATGCGAGTGTCGCGCGCACCAGCTGCAATCAGCATGCGTTTCTTGCCAACGTCGCTTGTCTTTGTTAGTCTGTGCATGTTCGGACCTTTCTCCATCCAATCTCGGGTTCGCTTTAATGTTACCCCCCGGCAGCGTCCCAACTGCCGGGGGTTTTCTTTTGCCTAAAAGGGTATTTCATCCTCCAGCTCGGCTTGCGCTGGTGCTGCCTGCTGTACTGGCGCAGTGGCCGGGCCAAAGTCATCGAGAGCTTCGTCAACGCCGCCAGACATTGTTGTTGGCACTTCTTCAAATTCATCTAAGCCACCGCCACCGTAGACTGCGTGCGTGACTTGCACGGTATCTATAAGCAAGCTGACGCCGCCGTTTCCGTCTGGGTCTGTCACGGGATACGCAGTGACTTTGATGCTGCCTTTGGAGCCACCCCAGAAAGCTGTATCAGCCAGCGGTTGCTTCATGCCGTCAATGACGCGAGGCTTTTCGTTTAGCGCGCCTTGGCTGTTGGTGCCATTGCGCTTGGCTTTCAACTCATAGTTGCCGCTCTCCAGCTTTTTCATGCCGAAGACTTTACTAAATGGAGCCTTGGTTTGGCACGTTTCATAGTGTGCCTTCAGCTCTGCGTTCAGCGCCTTTGCCTCCTCAGCGGTCATTTCCCATGCGATTGAATACGCCGCGTTTGACGCTGTTGGCGCGCACTCTTCGCTTTTCTTTTCGGATGTGTTGTAGCGATAGGTCGCGTTAAGGCGAGGATACTTAAATTCCACGTTGCGGATCATTACGGGTTTAAAGTCTGTTTTAGCCATCTGTTTTTCTCCAAGCTAATTAAAGTTCGACTGCATCTAAACGCAGCCATCGTGGCAGATCAATCACATTAGTTTGATCTGACCAACCAGTGTCCCACTTCTGGGCCTCGTTGGCTTTTGCAATCTTGCGCAGGGTCATGTGCATTTCGCCTTTAGCCCAGTCAAGATATTCCTCATGGATGATGTTTGTCGAGACCGCGTGTGCGCCAGTTTTTTCGACGTGAACGAACACAAACTGTGATGCCTCATAGCCTGCCAACTCTAGGCAGTGCATATAAAAGGCTTGCTGAATTGCGTAATTGTACGAAGTCATGTCCTTCGCCACGCCTCTGGGTGAAGCATCCTGACACGTCTTGAGATCGTACAGGACACCTTTTGCATCCCAGTAGCTATCTGGACGGCATTTGATCTTCAGCTCGGTCTCAGGGTCAGTGGCAAAAAAGCTGGCTTCGTTTACCGTTGTTGGGCCAGCCATACGTTGACCTACTGGATGGAACAGCACGCTATCGGCAATATTCCGCGCAAGGTCATAGTCAGCGGCGGTCAGCAGCGTTTGATCGTTTGCTTGAGCTTCCTCATAAGCCTCCGTCCAAGCCTTGCCTCTGCGTGTCTCTGGACCGCGCACGACGCCTTTGCCATCTTCCAATGCCATTGCGTGTACGGCGGTTCCCATGTCGAAGACCGGGCTTGAGCTGTATGTCTTCGCCTTCCAATGTGCCAGCGACTTGCTGTGGACCATCTTAACGTCAGACGACGATATGTGGTCTTTCTTGGCGTGGTATCCTGTGTTGGATAACTTGTCGGCTGGTATCATCATTGCATTGCCTCCCTAGCAATGTAGCAGAAGGTCTCAAAATCGACCTCTGCGGTGTAATCGTGATCGCAATCAGTCAACGCAGCCAACGGGATCACGCATCGAATTGGCTTGCGGTCGTATTTGTAAATCAGGCACGGCATCTTTTGCTCGCGCTCGGCAGCAACCTTAACCTGCTCCCACCATGCAGGCGCACCGCCGATTGGGCCGCTGGCATAGCGTTTAAGCTCTAGCGTGAACGGAAATGCCGGATCATCTGGTATCAGGTCAGCGTGAGCGCCAGCACGATATTGCTCAAGGTCGCGCTTGAAGCCAATGCCAAGCTCATCGCGCAGCATGTTGGCAACTTCCCGCTCAAATGATGCGCCCTTGTTGCGCCCGTTGACCATTAATCGACTCTAGGCTGTTCAGCGTGAATACCTACGTTGGCCGCAGCGGTAAGTGCCGCCGACCTTATAAACGTGGCCAACGCCATGCCAGCACGTTCTGCAGCTAACGTCAGCGCCTCATGCTGCGCCTCGGTTAAAACCACTCGACTTTCCTTTTTCATGTCACCCTCCAAGGTTAATTTGATAGGACGTTACATCCTAAGAAAAGTTAGTGCAAGTGCAAATTAGGTATTTACATAGGATGAATTACGGATTAGTTTGATTGTATAAACAGATGGAGAACAGACATGACTAATTCTTACAAGGTAACTAAAACCCGCCATAAATACGCAAATCGCTACAAAATGATTTCAGAAGATGGCGCAAGAGGTGAGTGTGAGCTTATGGATGACGGAACTTACCGTCTCCGCTTTGGCTCAATGATTGGATCGAGGGAATACGCCAGCATGGACGATGCGGCGCAAGAGGCGTTTCGTTGCAACCGTGAGGCACTTGCTCGCATTTCGGTAATTTAGGGAGAACAACCATGAAACATAAACTTGAAATCGCCGCCGAAATCATATTCCTTTTGGCTTTATTCGCCATGCCATTATTCATCAGGAGTGCCATGTTATGAGCAAACTAATTGATTGCCCTGAGTGCGATGGCGAAGGTCAAGCCGAGCGTGAAGTCTGGGTGCGCCAGAGTGCAACTTGGCATGGCGACTTTGGGTCGGAAGTGCAGGATTGTGACAACTGCAATGGCATTGGTCAAATTGAGCCGCTGGAGCAAGACGAATGAAATACGACCCCGAAGCTCTCACCCGCCACGTCCTTGCCTGCGCAGAGCAAGG